GTTTACGCGCGAGAATTACATTTTCTAGGGGGTGACGAGTGGCAAATAGAAAAGTGCCGCTTGAACTTAAAAAATTGCGCGGCACGATCAACACGACGCGCGAAAAAAACGCCGAGCACGTTGAAAAAAAACTTGCAACCGTCCCGGCGTGTATTTATCAGCCGGGCGACAAAGTGCCGATACCGAAAAGCTTGACTGATGCCTATACGCGCAAGTTTTTCAAAAAGTTGACGCTTGCGCTTATCTCAATCGGCGTGTTGTCGCCGGTAGATTTGCCGCACATTGAGTTTGTGTGCATAACCTTGCAACAGTTGCGCACAATTACGCAACAGCTGCAAACTGTCAGCCCATTTGATGAAAGCTATGATTTGTGGTTAAAGCGTTATTCAATGCTTTTAGAACGTTTTGACCGACTAGGCGCGAAGTTTTATTTAACGCCAGGCGATAGAAGTAAGCTGCATTTAGAAGATTTGCAGATTCAAGAAAAGCAGCAAAACCTTGAAAAGCAAACCACTATTGATTTGCTTCTAGCAAACCGCAAGCAGATGAAGGGGAAAGCATGACCGAAAAAATAATTATTGACAGCCTTGTAAAAGACGAGCTTGAAAAAATGTGCAAAAAATACGGCGGCACATTCAATTCAGAGCATGAAGCTTTTGCAGTTACTCAGGAAGAAATCGAAGAAGCGCGTGACAACATCGTTTTAATCGATACGCACAAAGCGCGGCTATGGAATGCCGTCAAAAAGAATCAGCCGGCGCTTGAAGATTGGCAGCTGATGCACGAATACACAGTCGGTGCAATTCAAGAATTGATACAGGTTGCGGCTTGCTGCATTAAGGCAACCCGCCAAAAGGCCGCAGAGTGACAGACAAAGACTATCAGGCAATCTGCTTGCAATATTTCGCCGACATAAAAAGCGGCAAAATCACAGCCGGAATCTACACAAAAAAAGCAGTCAAACGCTTTGAAACCGATTTGAAACGCTCAAAAGATAAAGATTTTCTTTTTTTTATGGACTGGAAAGCGGCCGCAACAGTTTGCGAGTTTGCTGAAAGCTTAAAGCCGAGCGATTTGATCGGCAAAGCAATACAGCTTTTACCGTGGCAGATTTTTGTTTTTGCAAACCTTGAAGGGTGGCGGCATAAAGCCGAGCCAGATAGAAAGCGTTTCCGGCTTGCCTATATCGAAGTAAACCGAAAAAACGGCAAGACAACCGGCGTTTTGTTGCCGCTGGTGCTTTTCAACTTCTTAAAATATCCTGCTTCAGAGAGCTATATAGTTTCAAGTCGTGACGATTTGGCGGAAAAGACTTTCAAAGAAATTGCTGAAATCGTCAAAGCTGATAAAAGCTTAAACCAGATTCTTGATTGCAAAAGCTTGACAATTACTTTTAGAGACGTTTCAGAAAATAGCCGTTTAAGCTTCTTTTGCGATGGCGGCAAAGATGCCGACGGTTTCCGTCCCCGCTTTTTCTGCCTTGACGAGTTTCATGCATTTCAGAATGAAAAAATGCTTTCCTCTATGCAGTACGGTACACGCTCAAAAAAGGACGCGCAAGGCGTAATTATTACCACAGCCGATACAGACATCAACCGACCATGCTACGAGCAGAACTTAAAATCAAAAAGAATCTTGAACGGCACACAGTCTCAAGATGATTTTTTCTGCATAATCTATTCTATTGATGAAACAGACGATTATCACAACCCGAAAACGTGGCAAAAAGCAAACCCTAGTTTGTATGACATTATCGACCCCGCAGTTATTCAGGCAGATATAGACGATGCGGAATTAACGCCGCATAAAATCCCAGAACTTAAAGCAAAGACTTTCGGCATTTGGGGCGGCGGCGGTGAAAAAACATGGTTGCCGGTTGAGACATGGCAGCACAACAAAGACATTGAGGTAAACTGGAGCGACTTTGACGGCGCTGAATGTTTCGGCGGCCTTGACTTGTCGCAGGTTGACGACATGACCGCTTTCAGCTTGAAATTCATCAGGAACAACAAGCACTTTTACAAACACCGCTTTTTTATTCCGGCGGAAACAATCAAAGAGCGCTACAGACGAGAAAATATTAACATGATGGCATGGGTAGATGCCGGAATAGTGCAGGCGATTCCTGGTAAGACGCTTGATTATGACTTCATAGTAGAATCAATCTTAGAAGATGCAGAGCTTTTCAAGCTTAAAGCAATTGGTTACGACAAGTGGCAAAGTAAAAACGTTATAAACGCCATTGAAGAAAAGCGCCCAGATATTCTTCTAGTCGAAATTGAACAGAGTATAAAAAAATTGTCACCGCTGACAAAAGACTACGAAAAGACAATCAAAGACGGCTTAGTTGTAGACAACAGCCCCGTTATGTTATGGATGATAAATAACACAGAATGTTATACAGACCCGAACGGCAACATTAAATTGAAGAAGTCGAGTAAAAGCAGCTCACAGCGCATTGACGGCGTTATAAGCTCATTAATGGCTCACGGCGTTTCGGTAAACCCCGAAATCAATCAGATAATAACTCCCATTAGTTTTGAAAAGCTCAAAGCAATACTTTAGCTTGACAAATATGCTATTATTCTGTATAGTGTTCTTAATTACCCGCTTAAAAAGCACCGCAGAAAAGCCCGGCAACCCGCAACTTGACCGGGCTTCTTTTTTTTATCCGGCAACTCAAAAAATGACAAATAACTATAAAAAATATGAAATTCTTTCCGTTTTTAACAAAAAAAGAGCGCAAATTAAACGAAAATGCGGCTAAACGTCCGCATTTTGCGCGTGATTATGCAGCCCTGCCAACAATTCAGACAAAAAATAACAGCACGGCTTTTGCTTGCATTGACCGCATTGCAAGCGAATTCGCTTTGCTCAATTTCGGCATATACAGCACAAAGACGCGCCAAAAGGTAAAGGCTCATTCTTTGTATGCAGTGCTTAAAGAGCCAAACCTTGAAGAAAGAAAGTTTAACTTTTTTTATCAAAGCTGTATTGATTATTTTAACGGCGGTTGCTTTTGGCTAATCCGGCGCTTTGAAGGTGAAGTTATATCGCTGTTCCGTTTACAGCCGCAAGCCGTAAGAATTACCAGGACAGAGACAAACCGCAAAGTTTATATGTATAACGGCAAGGAATTAACCGCAAACGATGTAGTGTATATTCCGAGCCGTTTCAATTATTCAACGCTTAACGGCGGCGGTTCAATTTTTGACGCGGTTTCTAGCGTGTTCCAGACGGCGGCCAGCATTGAAACTTTTGCAAATGCAAGCTTTCAAAATGGCTTTGTAGGTAAACGCCCGATTATCGACATTGCGGGCGCATTCCCAGAAATCACGGAAGAACAGCTTGCAGAGCTGAAATCAAAGTTCCAGCAGGAATACGCAGGCGCGGCAAATGCCGGGCGTCCGCTTATCAAGCAAAAGGGTATTGAGTTTGCGAGTATTGAAGGCACAAGCGACAACCAGTCGCAGGAACTTGCGAGAAACCGCGAGGAACAGAAAAAGCTTGTATCACAAGTTTTCGGTATTCCGCTTGCTTTGCTCGAAGGCACCACAAGAGACCTTGAAGCAGACTTCACATTATTCTTGCAGTTTGCGCTTCGACCAGTCGCAACACAATTTGAAGAAGCAATCAATTCATTGCTGGACGAAAGCCGCTATTATTTTGAATTCGATTATAACGGCGTTTTGAAAGTTTCATTACAGCAGCGCATTGACGCTTATGTAAAGCAGATTAACAACGGCATATTGTCGCTCAATGATGTTTTGGCAAAAGAAAACATGCAGCCGATTGAAGCGGGCGACACGCACTTCATGCCGGTTAATATGATGCCGTGGAACGATGAAATCAAAGACGCTTACATGGCAAAGCAGAAAAACCAGATTGCGCAAACAGGCGATGCAAGCGGCGGCGATGTGACAGACCCGCTAGACCCGGACACACAGCACATTCCACAGGGGGACGACAAGCAGTGAAATTATCAATTTGCACAATGTTCTACGATGCCAATAAAGAGCTTTTCTTGACATGGGTGAGAAAGACAAGAGAAGCCGTCAAAATTGAGCACGAGCTGATAGTAACCGACAACACAACGGCGCAATGTCTACCGGAAACACCCGGCGTTAAAATTATCAGGGCGGGCGAAAATGTCTTGCCATTCGAGGGGCGGCGTTTAGCTGTTGAAGCGGCAACCGGTGAATATTGCTTCTTAGTTGATTGTGACGATTTAATCTTGCCGATTCTTGATTTTCCTTATGATGAAGAAGAAATCTGCTGCAACTATTTCGGTACAAAAGACCCGGACTTTGACAAAATGTACCCGTGCGAAAATGCTTATCCCATGAGCTACACTGCAAGCAAAACAGATTTTTTCAACGATTCGTGGCGGCGTGCTTGCGGAAATATGACCTGGAATAAGTTTTTCAAGCGCGAGCTTTTAATGCGTATTTATTCAAAATTGCCGCACGTCTTACGCATTGCTTTCATGGAAGATACTCTTCTGTGTCTTTTGGCTTTGGCAGAAACACATTCTATCAGATTTTCGCAAAAAGTGTATTATTGCTACGCATTCGGCGCCGGCATGACCACAAAAGAGCAGTACACCGACATAACGCCGTTGAAGCGTTACGCGGCGGGTATGATGCAGGCAATGGGCGTATTTCACAGCGCATTTACCGAAGAGCGGCAAAAATCGGCAAACATAAACACGGCTAGTCTTTTCCGGGGCGCAAATGAATATTTTGTCAAGAAAATTTTGAGCGTATCAAAAGAGCTTGTACCGCAATACATGCAAGAAGTAATAGCGGAATATTTCGACAACCAGATGAGCATAGAAACGGCGCGGCGGCTTTACCAGAACAAAAAAATCAGCAAAGAAGAAATGCAATTTATAATCAAAAAAATCAATACTTTTGTAAAGGCGTGAAAAATGGATAATGACCGAATTATAGAGCTGATATCATCGCAAGGAACAAAGCTTGACGTGCTATCGTCCAACATTGCCAAGCTTGAGGAAAGAATGACAAAGCTTGAAGCGTTGCGCGAGCAGGACATCAAGCAGAATGAAAAAATAGAACAGATTCTAACACGTCTTGAGGACGGCGCAAAGCATTTTGAAAAAATAGATTCTCGATTGACTTTTCTTGAAACCGCAGCAGGAAAGAACGCTAAAGAATTGCTGCACCAGATAGCAAGTATTTTTATTGCAACCGTTATGGGTGCAGTCATCGGCAACGCTGCAAACATCGTGGCGTATTTATCAAGTAAATAACTATACAAACAGTAGGTGCACAAAAAGCAATGAGTATAGTTTACAAGCATACATTTCCGAATGGTAAAATATATATAGGAATAACTTCTCTAGATCCTAAACACAGATATCAGAATGGAAGAGGTTATAATCATAATTCATATATGAAAGCTGCAATAGAAAAGTATTGGTGGGAAAACGTAAAGCATGAAATACTTGCAAGCGGACTTACTCCAGTACAGGCAGAAGAAAAAGAAAAAGAATTTATTTATTTATACAAATCTAATAATAGGGATTTTGGATATAACCTTACCAATGGCGGTGAGAAAAATAAAAAACACTCTCTTGAATCACGAATGAAAATGAGCGTGTCACTAAAAGGTCGCCCTTCGCCAAGAAAAGGAGTTAGGCTTTCTGAAGAAACTAAAAAGAAAGTTAGCGAGGCTCATAAAGGTTTAAGATATAACATAGGTATAAAGTTTACTGAAGAAAGAAAAGCGGCATTAAGAAAACCTCACCCATCAATATCCGGGAAAAATAATCCGGCGTATGGGCGTAAATGGACAAAAGAAGAACTGGCAATAAGACAAGCTCATAGAGTATATGCAAGAGGTGGAGATTGTGTAAATGCCAGAGCGATTCTTCAATTTTCGCTGACAAATGACTTTATTAAAGAGTGGAGTTCTATTGCAGAAGCCTCAAGAGCTGTTTGCAATAGAACATCAATAAAAGATTGTTTATCTGGAAAATATAAGCGCGGCGGCGGTTATATCTGGAAATATAAGGAGATATAATATGTCTGAAAAAACTTTGACTGAAAAAATTAACCAGG